TCGTTTGACAGCACTCGCCTTTTGCGAACTTGTCATCCGTGTGGCTTTTGCAAGTGGTACGCACTTTGGATATGCTCTTTTGCTTCCCTTCGATCTCCCGCAAGGTTGATACTTGCCGTTCTTCTTTGGAGCTCCAATGTCTACCCATTTCTCTTGAACCCATTTTCTTAAACCAGCTTCAGCCATTATTTTTTCTTTTTCTTTTTTCCACCTGGTTTTATTTTGCCAGAACAAACTGCTGATCCATACATATTAGCATACGCTGAAGGATAAACTTTAAATTTACGCTTCGCTGCAGCTTTTCCTTTTGCACAGAGTTTAGCCATTATTTTTTCTTCTTCATTTTCTTTTTCTTAATTACACCTCTTGCAATCAAGATATCTTTTTTAGTTACTTTACCATCACCTGACATATCAGGAAATTTCTTTTTATTTTTATTCATTGTTGTTCTCCTTTTTACAATTACAGTTATGTTTACATAAACAAGGTACTATTTTCAATAGCTTGCATATGAAAAGTTTAAATTTGTTTATCATTTTTTACCACCAAGATGTTTTAATTCTGTTGCTTTAATTCCATATACGGCACCAACTACGGCAACCCATAAAGAAATTATCCACCAAGGCATAGATTGTAATTTTTCAAAATATAAATCTAATTTTTGACCTATCTCTTCATCTTCTGCAAATACACTGTATGCAAGTAAAAACAAAGGACTTGAGAGCACTAATAAAATAAATTCGTCCTTCCAATCGCCTTTTTGATTTTGAGCAATCTGTCCAGTGTACTCTATTTCTCCGCGTTTCATCTTTTCAGCATGCACGATAGCTGCTTCTGACATTACAATTTCAGATTTTTTCTTGTTCTTATAAATTTCGGCACCTGTTTTAAGCGCAGTGCCTATAAGACTCCACGGAAACATGATTTAGTACCAAGTTGCTGTTTGTTTTCTAGCTTTGCCAGTTCCTTTTACAGTTACTTTTTGAGATTCATTTGGTTTAGTCATCTCAACATTGCTTTGTTTCATAACACCGTTGGCTTTTCCACCTTTTGGCATTGGAACTGCGTTTTCTAGCTTGTTGTATATGTTTTTTTTCATTATTTTTTCCTTTTTTTACTTAGTTTAGCTTCTGACAATGCAATTGCAATTGCTTGTTTAGGGTTTTTTACCACTTTTTTTGATTTTCCGCTATGTAATTTTCCTTTTTTAAATTCTTTCATTACTTTTGCGACTTTTTTCTGTTTTTTATCCATAAATTAAATGTCCTTTTTTAATTCGTGCTGTAAAACTGTCTTAGTAAGTGATGTATCAGCTCTTAAATTAGCTAATTCTTCGTTTTGTTCTAGTTTTTGTTGATCTGTCATTTGATTCATCATAGATTTCATCTTATCTAAGTTTAATCTTTCCTTAGCTTCAGTTTCTTTTCTATAATTTTCTTGTGCTCTAAGATCTAATTCTCTTGCTCTTAGTTTTGCAATAGGATCATTATCAAATTGAGAAGTAATTTCTTTTTCTTCCTTCATAAATTCTTCCATTGCTTCTGCAATTAACACTGCTTTTCTAGATTCAATCTTTTCAGATAACATTCTAACTTGATTTTGCATTTGTTGTGCCATCTGTGGATTCTGTTGCATAGCCATTTGCATTTGTTGTAGTTGTTGTAATTCATTTCTAAATTCTACTTCAACTTGTTCTTGAGCCATTAAACTAATATGTTCAAAAATATTTTTTTCTAATGAAGCCATAATCACAGGATTATTTCTAGCCATGTTAGTAGCCATAAAATTTAAGTGAGCTGTAATGTGTGCTCTATGATCTTGACCTGGAAAGGCTTGGAAAGGTTTCCCTGCGAGAGCATCAATGTGCTCTAACGCAGGGTCCTTTGGTTGTGGGGGTAATGGTTTAATTAAAATCTGGTCAATATTTTTTACACCTAATGCTTCATACATATTTCGATACACTTGATATTGATTATGAAGTTGTGGATTAGATGTTGCCAGCTGCAATTCTGTTTGCGCAAGGGATATACGCTGTGTTTGTGAGAAAATATTAGGATCTGCAACTGGCAAGATATCTACACGATCATCAAAGTCTTGTTGTTTAATCATTCTTTGACCACCAACTACATCGTAAGGATACTCTGCAGGTAGATAAAGTTTAAATACTCTAGCCAATATTTTAAATTCTTGTTTTAGTGCAGCATAAATTCTTTTGTGAATAGCAGACATTGTTCGACTGCCTCTTTCTAAAAGCGCAACTGTCGTTCCCACTGCAGCTTGTTGATTCCCGTCCCCTATTTGTAAGTCAGCTATAGATGCGAAACGCTGACCCGCTTGTACAACGACACCCATTAATTGTAATAGAGTTTGACTTGGTTCTTTGAATGGAAGCATCATAAATGAATCTCTGATGTTTCCGCCAGGTGCATCTACATCTCTAAACTCACCCGGTTGTATTGCTTGTGCGTCATCTCTAATTCTGATTCCTCGTTGTTTAAATCCAGCAGGTAAATTTGATAAAGTTCCTGCATCAAGTAATTGTCTTAAAGCAGATGTAGCAGTTCTTGATAAACCACCAATCATGTGAATTAAACCAAAACCATAAAAACCTAGTCCTGGTAAAAATTTGAAATGTACAAAGTATTGAATTTTATTTTTTCTTGGGTCATCCATTTCATAATTACGTTTAATAGATAAAACTTCTCTAGAGTTTTCTTCTAACGTTACAATGTAAGGAAGTTTAATTCCAGTCGGCTCACCATCTTCAGGATTGACATCCTCAAAACCTTCTAAGTCTAAATTAACATGGCATTCTAATAAATTAAATACATCATCATTTCTTCCAGATTTAGATCTTCCTTCAAGCTCGTGTTCTTTTTGTTGAAGATCATCTTCTTTAAGATCTCCAGGTTTAATATCTATATCTCTATAAAAACCTGCGACTTGTTGTTTTCTTAATTCATTTTCTGAAATACTTATTCGATGAATAATTGCTTCCGCATCATCTAATGAGGTAGCTGTGTACGGAACAATTAAATCATCTGCAGGAACGAACTTAGAAACAGCTCTTCCTAAAACTTCATCATAATAAATTTTTTTAAAAGAGGAACCAGCAAGTGGTAAATAAAATAACATTTGATCAAACTCAGGTTCATACTCTTTCATTTGATCCATCAACTGATAATTCATAAAATCTTTTACACGAGTTGCTTGTTGTGTTTTTTCTGGAGTTGTAATTCCAACTGTAACTGTTCTTACAGGACCATCAGCAGGTAATAATTCTTTGTACGCCAAAGCTTGGAATTGTGTCACTGCTTCTGCTAATACAGGGTGGGTTGCACCTGACGCACCAGAGAAAGGCTCGGTTCTATTTTCGTATTTGAATCCTAACAGATCTAATCCAGTTCTGTAAGCACTCTCCCAATCTTTTCTTGAATTTTTATAATCTTGATAATTTTGAAATAAATCTGAACTTAATCTTCCTAATACATCGTCTGGTAAATGATCTGCTAAATTATCATAATGACCAGTGCTACCTGCAACTGAAGCAATAGCAGGATCATAATTAATATCTACAGAGCCATCTTCATTTTCTTGAATTTCAATAGGCCCACCTTTTTCTTCTAACTTTGCTTGTTCTTGTAGTAATTCTTCTTCGATTTCTACATCGGAAGGCACAGTAATGTTTTGTTCCACATTAGGAAGTGACTTGTCTATTTCTGCCATTTATTTTCTCCAGTTTTACAGTCTTAACAGTATTATATCTTAAATTCAAGCCCTGTGGTTGAGGACCTGATTTTGGTGGTATTGTCTTAGTTAATTTCTTTTTAATCGTCATAAGCAAATTTTTCCATCTCTTTATGAACATCATCCTCAATACCAAAATCTATATCTTTTAATTTACCATCATAATCTGGTCTTACTGATACTTCTTCATATTCAACAAAACCTGTTTCAGGGTCTTGTTTTATTTGCATTTCAAATTCTTCATAACCGTAATCTCCTCTATCTCTAACTCTTTTCAATCTAGCTCCACCTGCTCCTTCAAACAATTCATAATCACCTAAATCATATCTCATAAATTCATCTGGACTATCCATCTTACCTATAATTTTAGATGTGCCCATCATTTTAACTTTCTCAATTAGTTTTGTTAAATAAGTAGGCATAGCTTCAGCAGTTCTAGTTACTGCTTCAATAACTTCAGGAGCAGCTTTACTTGCAGGTTTAAAAATTTTAGGACCTAAAAAAGGTAATGCTGCAGCTAAACTTAAAGCACCTTGAATAAATTTTCTTCTACCAAGATTTTTTGGTTTACCACCTTCAGAAAGATATACTCTACCACCACCAGCTAATGCTAATTCATAAGGTTGACCTGTCATATCCATAATAGCTTTTTTAGCTCTTTCAACTAAACCCATTCTTTGTGAAGCAGTTTCTGCTTCTTCATTTGCAATTTGTTCTTTTGCTAAAGCTTGTTCTAATTCTAATTTTTTTGTTTCTTCTTCAGTCATTGGTTGTGGTGCACGTAATCCCATTAAACCTTCATCCATTGCATCATACTGACTTGCTTCAAAAGATTTATATGCGTTTTTCTTTTTTTGTAATTCTTGTCCTTCTGGTGACATTCTAGAATATTGTTTTATTTCTTGATAGACAGGATCTAGTCCAACGAATCTTGCAGCGAGCTCTGGTGCAGATTTACCTTCTTTGAATCCAACAGCTGTATCATAAACTCCATAAAGTGCTCCTGCTCCTCCTAAAAGTTTTAACCCTGCTTTTCCAAATTGTTTTGCTGCAACATTGTCTGCAATACTTTGTAAAAATTCTGCTGTAGCTCTTGAACCAGGAACAGCTTCTGCAGCTAGTTCTTTAACCCCTAAAGCTTTTTTAGCCATATCAATATCACCTTTGTAACTTGGTATACCTAAATCATTAGATGTTAATGCAGGAGTAACTTTTGTTGCAACATCAATAAATTTTTTAACTGGATCTGCAGCTTGTTTATATCCTAAAGCTTTAGTTGGAAAAGTTCCTTCAGGTACATCAGGTCTAATAGTAATTCCTAATTCATCTGCTTTTTCTAAAATTGCTTTAACTTTTGGATTGTTTGGATCAGGAAATTTTTCAATAAATTTTTCTGCGGTTGCTTTGAATCCACCAGTTCTATTGTAAGGACCTAATATTAAATTTCTATTATAAGGAAAGTCTTTCATCTTTCCTGTTTTATAAATATCTCTTTGATGTTCTATTTCAAATATACCTCTATTTTTAATATCTTCTAAAGTAGGTTTAACTTTTATAATATTTCCATTTTTATCTACTGTTGTAGATAGTTGATCCATCAAAGATTCATTCCTTAAAATTAAATCAGGATTCTCTCTTATTTTTTCATTGAGTTGTTTAGTTACTAAACTTTGTTGAAAGTTTAAAAATTTTTCTTGAGGGGTCATTTTTATATCACCACCTAATTTTTCAATTCTACCTGCTCTTCTTCTCTCTGCTTTTGAAGCTAAGTATCTTGCTTTTAATTCTGGATCTACTTTTCTTTTTTCTTTTGCTCTTACTTTTCTACCTCGATTAAGATTTCTTTCATAAGCTTGAGTAAAGCCCTCTCCCATTTCTTGTTTAACTATTTCTTTTGCTTTTTCAAAATTAGGAATTCTTCCTACTTCTTTTGCATTAAGATTTACTGGTGGTCTATAGTTTGGATCTGCCACCATTTCTTTAACAATAGTAATATATTCATCTAATGGTAATTGAGATTTAATAGTTGTGCCTTTAGCAAACATTTTCCTCTCACTGATTGCTCCTGATAACGAGGGGCTAGATTCCCTTGTCATATACTTTAACATCTGAATATGATCTGATGTTTTCATACCCATAATATTAAAGCCCCATTAAATATGCTAAACCACCTGATGCTTGTTTAGTTCTGTCTGTCGCTTTTTTAAATATAGATAAAATTTCATCCGGTGATTTACCTCGTTTCATTAATTCAAACGCTTGATCAATTGTAGATAGTACTTCTGCTTTTCTTTGTGGATCAGGATCATCAATAATTTGTGTTAACAACTTATCATCAATACCAGGATACTTTTGTTTTAATTCAAAACGTTCTGCCATTTTAGGAGCGACTGATCTTAACTCATCTATTTCTTCACCAAGATCAAAAGTTGATAATTCTTCTATTTCGTCTCTGGTCATTAATTTTTTATCACCAGACATTTCCATCTCTTCCATCTTTTTTTCTAAAAATTCTTTTCTACCTTTTTCTCCAGGTTTAGGATCTAACTTACCTGCTTGGTAATCTCTATACATTGCAGCTTCGTATTCTTTTTGTCTTTTTAAAGCTTGTTCTGCTTCTTCAACAGTTCCTTCTGACATCCAAGTTTCACTGTCTCCTAACTCTTCTTCATATTCTTTAATTTCATCATCAGTTAATTTTCTTTTTGGATTAGGATTTCTTGCTTCAAACTTTTCAAACTCTTCTTTTAATTTTGCAGACTCAGGTCTATCTATTTCATCTGCAGTCTTCATTGCACCTTTACCAAATTTTTTATTAATTTGTTTTACTAAAGCTTGAATACCTTTTGGTAAACTTCCTATAGAAAATCCCACACGTCCACCTATTGCAAATTCATCTGGTGTTTCATCTTTTAAAACTCTTCTCATTTCTTCATCAGACATTACACCTTCATCATAACCATAAGTCTTTTTAGGTTGAGCATCTAATAATTTTTCTCTTTGTAAAATTTTTTGAATATCTTTATAATCACTAGCTTTGTTTAATTCGTCTGCTATATCATCTAGTTGTTCTAAAACACTTTCACCATATGTTTTTCTTAATACATCAATAGGATCAACACCACCTTGATAAGATTTTAAAATTGCATCTTTTGCAGCTTCATCAGGAATATCAATCTTACCTGCTTTTAAATTCTTTTCTAATATTTCTCTAGCTGCTGTTCTTACAATTCCAACTTTAGGATCTAAAGGTCCACCGGATCTAGTTGGATCTTTCAATAAGTCTTCAAATAAATCTACAGGGCTTTTTCCTTTAGCCACATCCTCTAGCTTCTTGCCGCTCGCTTTGAGTTGGTTGATTCTAGATTCAAGGTCACCCATTAAAGTTCCTGGAGGAGACATTTGTCCTCTTTCAGCTGCTAGTTGCTCGATGCCAGTGACTGGCTTCTTGGTGCCAATGTCAATAACTTCTGCTGAGGGTGGATTTAATCTATTATCTAATCTTCTTAAATTACCAGTGAATGTTAAAATCTCCTGGTCATTCATTTTAGGAATTTCTGGAATTAGTTTCTCAACTTCTTTCAATGCATTCTCAAGTGCTTTATCTGATGCTGCATCAATATTTAATTCTGAAGTAACAAATCTTTTAGCTTCTTTATCCGGTAAAGTAATTACATTGGTTCTCGTGCCTATCGTTTTAGATAGAGCTTTTGAACCATATAACTTTTTAATTAGTGCTAACAGTGCCTTCATATTTTAATAATACGTCCTTTGTGGTTGAGGTAAAGGATCTTCTCGATAATCTTCTGGATGCTCGAGAAAGCCGCCTTGCCTAAATCTCATTACAGCTTGTGTCATAGAGTCCACTAGATCATCATGGTCCCCATAAGGAAACGCTGCACATTCCTCAATCACCTCTTGAGCAAACTGTTGGTCTGTGGGCGCCCATATGCATCCACTCTCAAATAGAGGTGCAACACTGTTTACCCTCGTATGCTTATCGTTGCCTTTAGAGGGTGTGAAATTTATAACAGGTATCCCCATTTTTCGCAACTCATATGTTAAAGGAAGTCCAGAAGCTTTAGATTCAACTATAACTGTCTCAGGATTCCAATATTTATATTGTTCTAAGGCTACTCTTCTAAGTTCAGGAAACTCTAATCTTTCTTTTACAGCATCTAATAAGATTAATTGTGGTCCACTATCTTCATTCAAATAGAATACACCCCAGGTAGTAATTGCAGAATAGTCAGCAGTTTCTTTTTTCATAAACGCGGTATCATAAGATTGTATAACATGAGACAATGCTGGAGGAGTATCTTTCTCCCACTTTTGCCACCATTCTCTTTTGATCAATGCACCTTCTTCTGAAGTTGGATTTTGCATCCACTGTGCATTCCATTTAGGTAATGACAAAGAAGCTTTAACACCTTCTAATTCATCAAGCTTCCAATACTCTGGCCATACCGGTTCACCACTTGGCATGATAGCAGGAAATTCAATTACATCCCATTGATCTGCTTTATTTTCTTTTTGTGCATTTAATAATTTTCCAGTTAAATCTTTTGTATTCCATCTTGTCATAACCAAAACAATAGTTCCACCCGGTTGTAAACGTTGACGTGGACCTGATGTATACCATTCATAAGCTCTCTCAAGAGCTTCTACATTCAAAGCATCTTGTTCAGAATGTGGATCGTCAATGATTAATAGATCGGCACCCCGTCCAGTAATTGCTGATCCAACACCAGCAGCATAGTATTCACCACCTTGTTGGGTTTCCCATTTACCAGCAGCCTGACTATCTTCTCTAAGTCTTGTATCAAATATTTGTTTATACTCTTCCATGTCCATCAATGTTTTTGCTTTACGACCAAATCTTACTGCAAGTTCTGTAGTGTGAGTGGATTGAATAATTTTTAATTTAGGATTACGTCCAATCATCCACGCAGGTAGAAGATAGGAACTAAATTCTGACTTCGTGTGACGAGGAGGCATGTTAATAATAACACGCTTTAATTCACCTTTAGAAATTTTATTAAATTTATCTGCAATTTTTTTATGATGGGACCCTTCAATAAATTCAGGCCAAACATGTTTAACAAAAGCCATAAAGTCATTTCTAATAACCTCTTCTTTTTTCTTTTCAGAAAACTTAACAAAGGCTTGCATAAACTCTTTTCTAACGTCAGGAGGTAATCTTTTTATTTTTTCTAAATCTATATCCATAAAATTTTTTGCAAAATTTTTTTAGGTTTAATTTTGGAACCTTATAAGTTTTTACAGCCTATAAATGTATAAATCAAGGCATAAAGGGTAAACTCTGGGACCCCTTTATTATTAAAAGGTTTTTTGTTTATGTGTTGTGTTTGATTTTTGGGATCGACGTGGTACCTCTATCGGTACCACGTCCCTAGTTACTAGTCTAACAGAGTCATGTATTGTTTAGCGAAGTGCTGTCTAAACCAATCCAATCCCTTACGTACCTTAGGATAGTCACCTAATAACTCTGCACCAATGATTGCATCACGTACTGCTTTCGCAAACTGTGGGAGAGTTGTACTCTCTCCACTAAAATGATTAGCCGCCTCAACCTCTTTATCATTTAAGAAGTCTGACATTATTTCAAATGGTAGTTTGATTGTCTTACCATTGTATTCTATTTGTTGTTTTGTTTTCATATATTCCTTTCTGTTATATATAGGATAATATATTATCCAGAACTATTGTCAACCTCTTTCTCTCTTATCTTTGTATTATAATAAGTATAACCCCAACTAGTTGTGTGCTTAGTTCTTTCTGGTTCCTCGATACTAGTTTCTAGTGGCTCGTGTCTAGGTGCAATAGCAATGATTTGTTGAATGTATTTATTTGCAAACTCATTGTAACAACCATTACTACAAAAATAAGAATACATATTAATATATTCTGGATTAAATTGTA